ATATATGCCAGATGCGGAGCAAATAGTTGACGAAGCACTTGGATGTGGTTTTATTTTAGATTCCAAAATAGATTTGCTACAATGTCAATATGAATATCAATATGTATATGTGTTTATTAAACCTAATTGAGAATTTTCTGGGAATTTTCTTTTCTTATATAAATATATAAATGGCAAAAAGATTAAGAAATACATCTTTAACAAAAAAATCTAAAACATCTAATAGTATTTCGGTATTTGATCTTGATTGGAATACAACTAATGTTGATAAACTTACTGAAACACAAGCTAACGAATTAAATCAGTTTTTTAAAGGATTATCATGTAATTTATTCAGAAACATTCATTCATCAGCATTAGATTATGATTCAGATAGTTATTACACATATTATTCAATTATTGATGAACCCATTACTACATGGATACAAACTATCATACAAAATAGGTATGGCGACTTTAATGATATTAACAGAAGTTCTAATAATAGTACAATTAAAAATAGTCAGTGTTTACAAGCATTAAATAATTTAAGAATATATATTCTTGACAATCATCCTAATTTGGCAAATAATACACGTTTAATGAATATTTTAGTAGAGACTGAGAGTAGTTTATTATCATCAATTAAAAAAAAAGAAGCAGAAGATTCTATTAATAGGTATATTGAAAATAAAGATAAAATGACAACAAAAAAATGGTCTGAATTTTTTATTTTTCAATTAGATATGAATATTATAAACCAATTAAATGAATTTTTTAAGGATTCTCCTTGTGATTTAATGCAACCTGTTTCGTTATATAGAGCTGCTACTGAATTTAATGTCCAGTTAAATCATATTTGTGAAATGGCTGATGATGATGATGATATTGAATTAAGTTTAAATTATAAAAAAGCAATTAAAGAACTTCAAACAAAATATAACTATTTAAACCAACCTATGTGGAGAATATTGTATGTTGAAATAGAAGATTGGTTAACAGATTATTGTTATTATCATTGTCCGGATAATTTAGCAAAATTGTACTATTATCTTGAAAAAACTCCTCAACTACAAAATACAAATTTAATGTTAAAATTAAAAAATATTATAAATGGTATTTCTTCTGAAGAAATAAATAGAATCGGCAGACAGTTAACTTTACCTGGTAATTCAAAATTGCCTAATAACATAACAAATGAAATTGGTCAATATATAACAGGACAAAGTGGGAAAAAAATCAATACTACAATGGCTAAAATAGATAATACATTTGATAATATATATAGAAATAGAAATAGAAATACAAATTTACAAGTATTAGATACCCTTACTAGTTCTAATGCTGTAGCAAGAGGTTCCGAATCTGTAGCAAGAGGTTCCGAATCTGTAGCAAGAGGTTCCGAATCTGTAGCAAGAGGTTCCGAATCTGTAGCAAGAAATACTAGTTCTCAAACCAGAACTACTCGTTCACGAGCTAGAACTGCTATGGATATAGATGATGGCAGTGACGTAAAAATGGGACTTGGTGGCAGAAAAAGTAAAAAAAGCAGAAAAAGTAAAAAAAATAAAAAATCTTATAAAAAAAATTGAAACTTATAATATACTTTAAGATTATATTATAAATACAACTAATAACCTTAATAAAATGATGTCATTATTATCTGTTCCAATTTCAGTAAAAGAAGTTTATACATGCAATTCTCGCGAGTTCCATGTAAATCCCAATTGGACTATATCACAGTTTATACAAACTATTATACCTCTTATTTCATCCGCATTTAATATTTCAACTGATATTCTTGAACTTGTTGAATCCGGACAATATAATGGTTCTAGACCCGAGTTACATACAGCATTAGCTGGTTCAGATGTAAGAATGAAAGATAAATGGGGACCAAAATTAGATGTAGCGTTTTATGTAAGAAGAAAAAATATTGTATATGTTGAACCGGCAATAATTACTAACAATCCGCTTCATTGTGTATACGAAGATTGCCCTGTTTGTCTTGAAAATAGAAGAGTATTTCAAAGATATGGTTGTGTTCATAGAATTTGCGATGGTTGTTTTCAAAATTGCTTATCCAGTGATTATATTATATGTCCTGTATGTAGACATTCATAAATAAGTATAAAACACGATATTTATATATTATGTATAGTTAATGATTTTATATGTATTAGCCGTTATTATTTTATTTATTATATGTTTTTTTTGCTATATACGATTAAAATATAAATTCTGGGCATTACAACCTGTATTTCATTTTTATGATTTGTATTATTGGTTTGTTAATGTAGGCATTATACGACATGAATTGCCTGAAAAAAATAGATATGTAAATCTAACTAACATAAAAACATTAAGTTTTGAAAATATAAATGAAAATATTTTTAAACAATTGGTTGTTTTAATACAACTTAACTATTTACAAAATAAAGAAAATACTTTTACTCCAAAAAAAGACAATATTGTGCCTTATTTTATTGGACATAATACTTCTACCTTTTGGTCTTATTATTTAGAACCAGAAGTAATAATAGATAATAAAACAAATAAAACATTAACAGAAAATAAGATAATTGGGGTTATATCTTGTAGACCATTACACGTCTATATATATAATAAAGCACATTTTGATGTTTATTATATTGATTATTTATGTGTTCATAAAAGTTTTAGAAAGAAAAATATTGCTCCACAGTTGATTCAAACGCACGAATATAATCAATCCCATAATAATCGAAAAATCGCTGTTAGTTTGTTTAAAAGAGAAGAAGAACTAACAGGTATTATTCCTTTAACTGTGTATCATACTTATTGTTTTAATATGCGAAACTGGAATTCACCACCAGAAGAGTTACATCCTAGTATTGTTTTATTAACAGGTGATAAACAAAATATGTATTATTTATATAATTTCATTAATGAACTAACAAAGGAAGGAAAATGGGATATTACGGTGTATCCCGAAATAAGCAATTTAATGGAATTGGTTTCAACAAAGAACTTATTTGTAAAAATGTTAGTTATCGATGGCAATATAGAAGCAGTATATATTTTTAGAAAGACTTGTACTTATATTGAGAAAGATAAGGAAATACTGTCTTGTATTGCTTCTATTAATGGCAAAGCACTAACAAAAAAAGAATTTATACATGGTTTTAAAGTTGCGCTATGGTCTGTTATAAGCGATTTTAAATACTTAACGTTAGAATCAATTAGCGATAATAAATGTATTATAGATAATTTATCAATTAGAACACATCCGTTTGTAATAATTCCTATGGCATATTTTTTTTATAATTTTGCGTATTCTCCTTTTAAACCGGAAAAGTGTTTGATTATTAATTAGGAAAGGTTTAGTTTTCTGATATTTTGTAAAACGGGTTTCCACAATACAAACAATATTGTATATTATTTATTGCGGGTGATTGCAGTGATGGATTTAGTTTTTGACATTTTACGCACTTATGTATATGTGCTAAACTATTTACTGATTTATTAGTTTTGTCTTTATAATATAGGTGATTTTTGTAACCTTTATACATAAGTCTTTATATATTATCCACTTTTTAAAAAAGTGGAGCAAAAACATTTATTATCCACTTTTTAAAAAAGTGGAGCAAAAACATTTATTATCCACTTTTTAAAAAAGTGGAGCAAAAACATTTATTATCCACTGTATTAAACGTAATTTTATATTTGTTTTTTGGATTTTCTTGATTTTGATTTTCTTGATTTTGATTTTCTTCTTGACTTCCTTGATTTTCTTCTTGATTTTCTGCCTCCCTTTCTTGATTTTTTTAAAGAAGGTTCATCATTATTTTCTGTTGTTTCTCTTTGAGTTTTTCCTCTTGACGCAGTTTCACTTAATACTGGTTCATCTATTTCCATTTGTAAATCATCTTTTGGTAACCCTGTTCTTGTTGCTCTTGACGCAGTTGCTCTTATTGGTTCATCTATTTCCATTTGTAAATCATCTTTCGGTAACCCTGTTCTTGTTGCTCTTGATATTCTACTTGGGACGTTGTCTCGTTGTTCTAATATTCTTTCGGCACGATTTTGATCTGCACCTGTTACAAACCCCATTATATTTGCTTCAATATTTGAACCTAAATTTGGAAGAATATTATCTCTTTCTTTTAATACTCTTTCTTTATTTCTCATTATATCATTCGATAAATTTAAATCATATGGTACTTCCATTATACTTTCAAATTCAGGATTTTTATTAATGAGTCCAAGTGCACGTAATCTTAAATATAATTTAGTTTTTAAATTAATTGGCAATTTTTTATTATCATATAACCAATCTGCTAATGTATAATAATTATCATACCATTCTGCTATTGGTCTCTTATTTATATGTCTAGTTGGATTTTCCAGATTCCATTTTTTCCAAGATTTACTTATAATTTTTTTATATGGTAGGTATGAATAATGATCATCCTTTTTTTTTAAGTCATATGGATAATTTTGTAAATAGTCTTCTGTTATTTTATTAATACTATCACCAATACCAAGAAAATCATTAATTTCTTTTGCTATATTTTTTGGTCTAAATACATCACCCATTTTTATATTGTTCCAACTTGTTACACGATTTTGTAAATCTCTACCATTATAATAAACATTTGTATCATCTAATTCCGGATTATAATCCATATGATCATACTTATTACTAAATATATCATATCTATTTGCTGTAAGTATATGTCTACTATCGCCATATTTTTCTTTAGTAGACGGACTATCATTATTTGGGTCACATAAAAAATTTAATAATTTTGATTTTTCACTTTTAGAAAATAATGGACTTGTTTCAATCCATGTATCTATGTCTAGAGAATTATCTTGCTTTTGTCGTATTGTATTGCTTGGTCCTGTATATTCTATTATAATATCTTCAGGTTTTATTTTATTTGACTCATTACGTCCAATTATTTTATTAATTAAATTAAGACATCTTGAACAATGTTTTATATTAAATACATTTTCAGCAGAGTTGCTAAATAAGCTACCTGGTTTTTGTATAATAAATTCATAATTATCACCATTAACTACTATATCATCATCTGATGAGTAATCACTATCACTATCAATATCCATATCACTGTCTGATGAAGACATTATATATATATATATATATAATATATTTTTATCTTGTATATTTGCCTACCTTAGAAAAACTATCCACAATAAATATAATAAAAACGCCTAAAAATGAATATAATACAACTTCTTCAGTAACACTTCCGGTTTTTTGGTCTTGTTGTTCTTCCAATAAATTAATCATATAATTCAGTTTTTCAATAAGAGCTTGATTAGAATCACCTGAATATGATGTATTATTATTATTTGAAGAATAATATTGTTTA